GATAGAGGGGGCCCTGGTTTGTTTGAAGCGGTGCAGATTGCTGGACCTGTTGCATTGGAAAGAGCAAAAAACGAAGGCAGAGAAGAACCAAACTGGGAAGATTGGACAGGTGCGCTTGGTACAGCAACTGCCAGTGGTGTCTTAAACGCTGTTGGTATTAAAAACGTTGGAGTGTTGAACAGCACAATCAAACAGGTAGGTAAGGCTACAGCTGCTGAAGGGCTTACTGAAGGCGCACAGGGAGCAATAGAGCAGATTGGTGGTACAGCGCTTACAGAAGCTGGACTACAAATTGATCCCAAAGCGGCTGTTGGTGAAGGTTTGTTGGGGGCTGGTGCTGGAGGAGGCACACAGATTGGTACACAAGCTGTAGGGCAAATTGCTCCTCCAGTGCAAGATGGAACGCTGGGTGCTAATCTTTTTACAAAATTTTTTGGAAAGAAAAAAGACACACAAGAAGTTGTTGAAGAGGCTGTTGAAGAAGCTCCCTTTGTCATGTCACAAGACGAAGAAAGACAAGCTAGAATAGAACAAGCTCAAATTAATGCGAGAGAGACAGCAGAGTCTTTGTACCCAAATTTAATAAAAGCGTATGAGCCTTCTGAAATAGATTTTTTAGAAATAGGGGCTACGCAAATGTCCAATGGAAACGTTGATGCACAAAGCTTTGACGAAATTTTTCCTAAAATACTTTCTACGGCGGAACAGTTTGGCATAAAAGAAGAGGATGTTGTTCCTTTCGTTAAAAGAATAATGAATAAAGTCTCAACAGACGACGCTTATCTTATAACACCAGACTACACAGATGATGAGCGTTTGGTTAGACTGGATGAATACGCGATTTTAGATTTTGTTGCAGAGTCAGCTAAAGGTTATTACGACGAAGTGAAGTCTTCAAGACCTGAAATGTACCTTAATGAGCCAAAAATTAAAGGAAAAGACATTTACAACAAACCTCCTTTGTTAAAGATTGAAGGAATATCCCAAGACATACAGCAGTTTGATCCTGACTTTCCTAGAGGCGCTGTCCCTCCGCTTGGAATGGTAAAGCCAAGGTTTAGCGAAGAACAATCGGACATTTTATTCAACTCAAAACAAGGAATGGTTGAGCCAACTTTGTTTTCATACAGTAAATTTTTGTCTCCAGAAAATCCTTTGTTAGCAAATTTTCCTAAAAAAGGAGTGCCAGCCGACGAAGCGTTAAAGCTTTTAAACATTGAACTTGCACCAGGAGAAGGTAAAAAATCTCACGGTATGTTTAAACCAGCAAAAAATAAAAATTCTTTGTTTGCTACGAGAGCCATAGAAGGAAAGATAGCTGATTTTCTTTTAAACAAAGGAAAAGAAACAGTTACCAAACAAGATATTATAGATAGATATGTAAACCACTTGTCTGCGTTTAACGGTATTTTGTTGTCGGATGCTGGTAGGACGGTTGACAGAGACGACTACACTTCTTTTGCTATTCCAAACTTAGATGAACGGTTTGATAGAGACACATATTTTGGAAACAGGTATTTCGAAATTGTTAAAGAGGAGCTAGAAAACGTTGGTGCACCTAAGATACTTATAGATACTTTAGAAGATTCAAACGATGTTGAAACCAGAATACTGGGGTTTCCTGCTCAACAAGATATGGAAATGCAAAACAAGTTAGATGCTGCAAAAGAAAAAGCCGACGAAAGAATGGCTGGAATAGTTTCTCTCAACTCCATGTTCTTTCCTTCTGTGGAATCGGAAGGAAGACCGATTGAGCCTTATATACCAAAACACGGCGCAAGTATGCAAACGTTTAGCGCGTTTCAAGGAAACGGCACATCTGAACTAAGAAGATTGGGCGAAGACATAGAGGTTGTTTTAAATTATGATGCGGAACTTGATCCAGAAGGAGAGGCCAGATTGTCTCAGCTTCCTCCTGACATAAATTTAACCGCTCCTATGAACGAACAACTTAGAAGAATCGCTCTTTACCAAGAAGAAATAAAACGACGCGATCCTGATTACTATACTTATAGAGACAGCACGCACCATTGGACTGGAGATGGAACATTGGCGTGGATGCGTGGCGGTATGTTTAGCCATGGGCCAGATGGTAAATACAAAAACACCAAAGGCGTAAACATGACCGAAGTACAGTCGGGAGCGCATGGTTGGGTGCAAAGCACAAGGCCTTCGTACAGCGACTTTGTTTACAAAAGCAAGGCTGGTGGAACCAAGCTTACGAGAAAAGAGTTTGACAGATTAGAAAACGGTTACATGTTTGATAGAGCTATTGATCAACTTCAAGCTGTTGCGTTTCCAAGCGCTCCTGGAGTGGCTTTATTTTCTTTGTTGCCAGACTTTAATAGAAACGTGTTTTTAAAACCAAGCGCAGTGCGTGATCTCAATGTTGGTCCTTCTGCGTATGTTTCGGTTCTTAAAGAGATTCTTCCTAGTAATATTTATACGAATTTAAAAAACTCAGGTGCGTTGCGTGAAAATATGAAAAAAGCCAGTGACATGTATGCAGACTATGGCAGAAGTATAGCAGAAGCCGAGTTTATAAATCCCCAAACACCAGCTTTAGGTACTCCCACCATAGGTGGACTGTTAAGACAAACATTGGGAATAATTCCAACCAAAGAACAGATCGACACTTTGACTGAAGATTGGATTGGAGACGGAAACTTTACATACAAACCTGGTTCTCTTTTAAAACTTGGTTTAATAAGCCGTGATGCGATTGGAGATCCAGAAATCGGTGATTTGGGGCAAAGAATACAAAAAAGGCTGAATAAAATTGAAGATGTTGCCGCAGACTGGAACAAAAAAGAAGTTGCTGCGTTGTACAAACCGTATTTTGAAGAAGCCTTGGTACACAGTCCAGCGCTTTTTGAGCTGTATAAAAGAGCGTCCGATGAGGGTAATCTACCAAATTTAAACGAGTTTTCTGACCTTAAATTAATGGAGTCTCAAGCCACGGCGACGGGTCGTGGTGTAACTCCTGATATGCCTTTAAAGAAAGACTGGCCTAGGGCTATGGTTCAACTTACGATTGTGAAAAGTCTTATGCACGATCCCAATGTGACTCACCTTTATCTTCCTACTGCCAGTGCTGGAGGCGGTCCAACAAGTCCTTACATGGACGCTATTAGGGAAGCAGAACAAATATCTGAACAATTTGACTTGGACTTTAAAAAGATATTTGATTTTGAAGGACAGGTGAGAGATCCAGAAACAGGACAGACAGTGGAAAAACCCGTGGATGTTTTTGCATTGGAAATCGCACCGCTTCGAGAAATGCTTATCGAAGGTGGTGGGTTTGAAGGTAAAATGCAGAAAGGCGGTTTGGTCAAAGGCTCCTCACCTGTGTATGAGGTTCTAAACCTAGGTGATTACGGACAAAAGTTTATTTAATCTTCTTCAATTCACAACCATTCCACAATGGAGAAACACCATATATAAAGTTGTGTGATTCCATTGTCTACCAAAGTCCACTTGGGAGAAGTAACTAAACACAACATTTTGGTAAACTTGTAAAACCTACGAGCTGGAATCACCTCTTACCCGTAGAACTTATAGTGTTTAGTTACATGTTTTTGTGGTTGTCCACCACGAAGGTTTTTCTCGACCTTTTTCCCATTTTGCATAAGTCTTTTCTGCCATGCAATAGTTTCTATAAGATTCGATTGGATCCTCGCATTTATATTCATCTGGCATAGCAAGTGCAACAGGTGTCATAGGCCCAACGACTATGTTTCTTGGCAAGCTGCTTAAAGACCAAGCAAGTTTTTCATAACTGGCGTGATCTTTGTTGTATCGATAATAGTATTCTAAAGACAGCGCAAGAAAGTGCTTGAGTAACCAGCCGTAGTTGCCAGATGTTTCTCTGGCCCAAATCGTGCAAGGGTGGTTCATGTATGCTTTTTGATATAATCCTACTTCGTCTGCGTATTTATCTCCGTCCAATATGCGATGCGCGGTGCATAACATTTGGGCGGTTTCTAACGGCATTTTTACCAACATTTTGTCGGGTTGCATTTCAGCTGCGCGCCATGGATCTTCGTCGAAATAAAATATGTTCATGGACTAAGTATATAAAATTAGTCCCATACATACAAGTATAATTGTGGATAAAAATACGTCGAGTAGGAATTGTACAATTTGACGTTCGTTGAGTTTTTTAGGGACGAAGGACCAGGGACTTTTGGTCATTTTCCAGAGTTTTCTTGCTATTTCCATGAGGTGCGCTCCAATTTATAGGCATAAAAGTTTAATTTCTAGGGGTTTTGTGTTGATTTATCCACCGCACCTCAAAAAAACGCAGAAGTTCACTAAAAGTTAGGTGAAAATCGATGTATGGTACGCCTGAAACCCTTTAAAATCAAGGGGTCTTGTTTTCCTATATAGACAACTACAACCTAACCTGAACTTCTATTTCTAGCTTTTTACAAAAAACTAATCAGAAATTTTTTTCAAAAAGTGAGGTGCGGAGGTGCGTTTTGGATGAAAGCCTTTGTTTATAGGGGTTTTCACCTAACCTGACTGAGGTGCGGTGGAGGTGCGGTGGGTGCGGTGAAATATCTTTACTTATTTTTACTTTAATGGTTATAATTAGCCGATGCAGTTTAAACAAATACATAAGTTTATGAAGTCAGGTAGAATCCAAAAAGTAGTGCGAACCGCATTTAAAGGAGATGAGTATGCCAAAAGGAACATCAGGAAACTTAAAAGGTCGAAACGACAAACATTTAACTCACAAACAAATTAAGTTTGCAAAAGAGTTTGTTTATAACGACGGATCTAAAACACAAACCGAGTGCGCCATTGCAGCTGGGTACAGCAAAGAAAGCGCCCATGTCAGAGCATCTGAACTTCTAAACCCACAAAAATACCCTGTTGTAGTCAGATACATAAGAGAACTTCAAGCTGAAGTAGATCGGAAGTATGAAGTTACATTTGGTAGGCATGTTAGAAAACTAGCAGATATTCGAGACCAGGCCTTAGAAAAAGGTAATTTGACTGCTGCTGTGTCAGCTGAAGTGCAAAGAGGACGAGCTGCGGGACTTTATGTTGAGCGTAAGGAGATCCGTACAGGTTCTTTGGATTCTTTATCTGAAACTGAAATCAAGAAAAGAATTAAGGACCTGTTGTCAGATTACAAACCTCTCCTGGAAGCAGAAGAGGCTGTGTTTACTGAAGGTTCTGATTAGTCCTGTTTAATAGTCTTATGGCTCTTTTTGCCAGTTTGTGTGCTTCTTTCTCAATTTGAGTACAAAGCCTAACTTTTTGTCCATTAGAACTAATTAACAAGTATTCATCAGGTTTCTTTATCAGTCGGTAATCCTGCATCATTTTCACCTTGTTTTTCTATGAGAAGTCTCAACCTTGCTAAGTACCATTGAGCCTTCTTTAAATCTTCTATACCATTTTTATGCTCGTAACGCCATAAATATTTGATAACATTTCCTTTTAAATAAGCTCGAAACCCTTCTGGTGTCATACTCGATTCGATAGCTATAATACACTCTACCCCTCCTTGATTGTAATGAGGAGGCTTGTTTACCATGTCAGTCATTTTAAGATTCGCCGTAAAATTTTTCTTTTAACCATTCGGGATATTCCCTGTAATAGTCGAACTCGTTCCGAAATTCTTTTTGTCCGTGTTCTCTTCTTTCTCGACAATTGCTGTCGTACATTTGCTGAACAAAATGATAAAACTTAGGATCTTTTTGAAGGTCCTCAGTCATTTCTTCCCATTCGTTTTTTCGCCATATTTTTGTCATTTTTTCTTTGGTATGGTTTGTATAGGCCCGTTTTTAATTCTATTGACTTTTTGTTTAATCCAATCAAACAAATTAAAAATAGGGTCTAGGATTTTAGTTATTAGTTTCATGTTGGTGTTGCGTCTATCCAATTAGGTTCGTTGCAAGTGCCACAACACTCAGGTGTGCCACAATTTTCGTGTATTTCTTTTTGTTTCCAATACATCTCTCTGATGTATTTACCCAAAGCAGCGTCATTAGGATATTCCATAACCAGCTGGTTAAGTTCTTTTAACCCTAAAAATTGATGTTCTTTGTCTCTAACCTTCATTAATCAAACCCGTAAAATTTTCTGGGACCATCTGGCATTTTATCATAATCTTCTTTAGACATTCTTTTGCCTTCATAAAAATGAATTTTGGTCCACTCACCGTTTTCTATAATTCTCTTGGTTGTGTTCCGCACACTTCCGTTAGACTCAAACAACTCCTCAACAAAGTTTAAAACAATGTCGTTTAATTCTTTCCTGGTCAAAAGTTTTTTGTTTGTAGTGTTGTTGTATTTTTGAGCTAGGTTCAAACGTTGGTCGTCCGATAGCTTTATTGAAATATTTGTTTTCATGTTATTTTCCCGTTAGATAAAAACCATAGCCTACGATTGAAACACACAAAAAAGATTGTGCAACGGCCGTGGTGTAGTTAAGTGAAAAAAGATTGTTAAATGTTCCTAGTAAATATAGAAAATACAAATCCTTCTTGATTGGCAAAGTAGATAAATCTAACCACACCAAACCAAGAACGATAAGTATTAAACCAAGTAACCGCAACATCAGTTCTGCGCCTTTTTATATATTACTTTTGCTCTGCTGATAAGAATTTGGCTGACCCTGGCATCTTCGCTAGGATCAATCCAAGTTATCTTATTTGTTGTTGGGTCTTTTTCAAACAGCACTTTACCTCTGCCCCAACCCAACATAACAGCACCTTTGCTTTCATCGTCTGTAGAATAAACAACTTCTTTGCGAGTGCCTTGTTTGTAATACTCAGCCATTGGACACCTCCTTTACAGATTCAACTGCCTCAGAATAAGTGTCTTGATCTTGGGAATCCCACTCAACCATAGGCTCAGAATCACAGGCAATATTTAATGCTTCCTGTTCATTCTTAGCCTCAACCACTTTTTCTACTTTATAGGTGTAGCTACTTTTTACTTTAAATCTCTTCATCACACCACCTCCTCAAGAATCGCAGCTTCTGAACTCAAAAGTTCGTTGTCGTCTAGGTCCTGTGTTTTTCTTGGCATAACTCCAACAATTCCGTTCGGTGTTTGAAAGATATTAACTTTCTCTGCACTAGATCGAAGAAGCGTGACTGAATCGTTTGATCCTTTTAATACAAAATCTTTTAATAAAGCCAAGTATTTTGGATCAAAGCTAACATTTTCTTGATGCTCAACTTCTTGCTTAAATATCTGTTGCCAGTCGGGATACATTCCGTCAATAACAGTAACCAATCTTGAATTGAGCGCGTCGTCGTCTGTAATAGAAACAGCACCAGACCAACCTTCATCGTCCATATCTACTCTTCTTGGTTTCTTTTTAAGATCACCAAAAAAAGAGTGTATTCTTGATGAGTTTTCTTGGTAGATGTCGAGTATCACACTCTCAAAATCTAAATGAGGTATTGCAAAAGGATCTGTGTAACAACAAAGAACATGGCCATTGGTGGCTACAATGTAAACACCTCCCTCTTCTCTGCGTTCAACAAACACACTTCTTAAATAAAAACGTGAGTCTTTTGGTTTAGCTGCAAAAGCGCAGGCTCTGGCTAACATTTCGCCGTTTAAGTGTTTTACTTTATTCATAATTAACTCCCTTAGTTAAGTTTGTTTTTACAAGTAGTGCCAACCGAAGATGACACTACCCGTCGTTTATCCGTGTAGAAAATTATTTCTCTACACTACTCAAGTCTATCAAACCTATCTTATATATCAAGTTCTTTTTTGTTTATTCTGATACACTCGACTTACTGTGGCTAAAAAAGAATCTTTATTTTGGAAAAAAGTCAAAACGAATTTGAAGTCGTTTCGGCTGATACGCATTGAGTCATGGGTTAACCTAGGTATTCCTGATGTATTGGGGGTGTCCCCAGCTGGCGTGTACTTTACTGCTGAACTTAAAGTAACCCAAAGTAATAAAGTTTCGCTATCGCCACACCAGATCGCATATCACGAAGAGAGAGCAAATGCGCCCGCTTTTATCCTGGCACAGGCCCTCCGCCCTTCTACCCCCAGAAAATTTACGATGCACCTTTATCATGCGTCCCAGGTCGAGTCGTTGGTCGTCCATGGGCTAAAAACAGAGCCTATATGGACCGGGGACCAAGGTTCTTGGGCCGAGCTCGAAGAATCATGGACCAAAGCCCTTAGAAATCCAATCAGCCGCTTCTTTATTCTGCCGTAACCTGTGGATAACTAACCACAGACTGTGAATAACCTGTGGATAACTGCTTGCTTGTCATTTCTAAGAAACAACCAGCCGTCCTTGGGCCCAGGGCGTTCTTCCGTGCTTGCTTGTCTGTTTTGACGAGGCGTGTGAGCTGGCGTTCTTCCGTGCTTGCTTGTCTGTTCTGACAAAAGAGCTGGCTGCGCCAGGGCGTGACGGCAGGTGCGTGCAACACAGCAGTTGGTGCTTGCTTGTCTGTTCTGACGAGGCGAGTGAGCTTGCCCCGGCGCAGGAAACGTAGCGATGGGTGCAAATAATGTAGCTGTTGGTGAAAAAAGATTTGTACCTCTATAAGATATTTTGTATAATAATAGAAGTCCAGAAGCTAAGTTGGACTATAAATATAATAGCAAAGAAGCAGTTTGGTAGTCTGCTATATCAAAACTACCACAACTTAACAATAATAAGGAGAACGATATGGGAATGGACGTTTACGGATTAAATCCAACAACCGAAGCACCACCACAACCTGACGAGAATATGCCAGAAGCGTGGAAAGAAAAAGCATGGCAAGACTATTTCGATGGTCAAGCTAAAAGCGGTCAATACTTTAGAAACAATGTTTGGTGGTGGCGACCACTTTGGGATTATGTTTATGAGCTTTGTTCTGAAGTTCTTAGTGAAGAGGACTATGATCTTGGACACAGCAATAGTGGGCATGAGATCGATGCGGAGACTTGCAAATATATTGCCAATGCTTTGAAGATCGAGTTAGACAACGGTGGCGTAGAAAGCTACAAAGTTCTTTATGATCGAGCCATTGAAGCGTTGCCGAAACAAGTCTGTTTTTGTTGCGGAGGTGATGGGAAAGGTGCGCACTATTCAGAAGGCAAAGATACTTGCCACGTCTGCAAAGGCTCTGGAAAGGTTGAGAACTCTGGCAAAAGCTATCCTTTTGAAGTGTCAAACGTCAAAGAGTTTCAACACTTTGTTGAGAACTGCGGAGGGTTCAGTATATGTTAGAAACAGAAGAAAAATATTACACACAGGATTTAGGCAGTTTAGTTGTTAGTGAAGAAGATATAAAAGAAATAGAGAAAGACTGGTCTGCATGGATTTTAAAACAGGCAGAGCGTGGGTTGATAGAAGCCGATGGGTTGTTTGATGAAGAAGGGGAAAGAATATGAGTGAAAAAAGAAAGTTTCCAATACTTGTTAAAACAGAAAAATACAACAGAAGCGCAACCAAGCGACCAAACATAATCATCAAAGTCTATGAAGAAGAACCCGAAGTGCCAATGCCACAAACGGACGAAGAATGGCACGAACATTTTATGAGCCACGATGGTTCACACATACAAGGCAAATATTCTTATGCGGTGTATCGAGAAGGTGAAGATGATCCTTTTTACAGCGATGGACACGATATTTGGGATATTGAAGGCGCATTAGATTTAGCTTATCAAGACTTTAATGATGAGTGGGAGTGTGATGAAGAGGGGGAAAGGATATGTTAGCCGATCAAGTTCTTGTGGTTGTCATTGGTTTGGCTTTTATCATGGCAATCATCTGCATTTTAGCGACGATAGATTAGTGGTTTAGAGGCATAATGATGCCTAGGGAGTTGGTGAAATCGCTCCGTTATCAAAAGGAAGGCTGGCATCCTAAACCATTACCGAAGAGCTACCAAGCACTGTCCAAGCCGCTTGGTAGCTCTGAGGGTCGCCCTAGAAAAAACTGCTTGCTTGTTTTTTCTATCTAAAAGCCGCCAGCAGCCTGCCGTCCAGGCTGCGATGGAAGGAATGGTCAAAATAAGTGTTGACTTTTATAGGATATTTCGTATAATAATAAAATGGCTTAGCGTGCTATGTGTGTCTAGTAGATAGGGCGCGATTAATTGGGGCAATGAAAACACACTACAACCCCAACCTACAACTTAACCAATAACAAGGAGAACGTAATGGACGATTACGAAAAAGAATATGAAGAAGTGTTTAAAATCACGAGAAAATCTATGGAAGCGTTGGGCGATACTATGTTAAACCTCACCAAAAAAAGAGGGGATACAACAGGCGAGTCAACCGATGCTCAGATGTTGATCGAACACTTAGTCAAGCACATGTGCGGGTTTATTCTTTGTACTTTAGCAGACGACGCTAAAGAAAGAGAAGAAGCGATGAACATAATAAGGGAGGCAGTTAGACATGCTGACAAGTATGCGCTAGAGGCTTTGGACGAAGCAGAAGCAAACGAAGCAAACATATCAACCAAACACTAAACGCCTCCTTGTTAGTGTGAAAGGGCTATCTTCGGGTAGCCCTTTTTTGTGCTTGAGTCCTTTGTCCGTCGACCAAGAACAGACGCTTGCTTGTCTGTTCTTTCTAAAACTGTCCCTGCCGTCCCTGGGCAGCCTGGCGTTCTTGCCTCTCTGGTCCGTCGTCCTAGAAGAAACATGCTTGCTTGTTTCTTCTATCTAAAACTGTCCCTGCCGTCCCTGGGCAGCCTGGCGTGCTTGCCTCTTCCGCCGAGGACAGACAAGCAAGGACGGGCCTTTAGGCTAGTCGAAGCGAAGCGCTTGCTTGTCTGTTCTTTCTAAAACTGTCCCTGCTGGCCCTGGCAGCTGGCGTGCTTGTTTATTCGGTCGAGGACAGACAAGCAAAGGGCGTTCCAGGCCCACTTGCTTGTCTGTCCTTTCTAAAAAGATCACGGCCTGCAGCTGGCGCAGGAGACGGGCGAAAAAAAACGCCCTCTTTCGAGGGCGTTTCTACTTGCAACAGATTGTGGTGAACTATTAGGGGACTATCTCCATGTTGCAAGTATGCCAAGAATGGCGATAATCATCGCCACGACAATAGCGAACTCCATCATTGTTGATTCTCCCATTGGTTTATGGTTGCTTCAGCTATCAAGTCAAGTGCTTCATCACGATCACATTTAAACGAGATCATTACAGCGTTGATTTTGATTTGCATTTCAGGTGAATTGTCAGAGCAGACCTCTTCGTAGATCTTTTCTTTCATCATTTCGTTTTCTAAGTGTGACATATTGTCCTCCTTTGTTTTAGTTCATATACAAGATTAACAGATGTATCTCATAAATGCAATACCAAACGCTGTTGTATAAAAACAACAGCTGTTGTATAAAAACAAAAATATAATATAAGATATATATTGACATATACTATACAATCATTAGAATAGTATATGTAACTAATAATAAAGGGAGGCAAAAATGCCACAAGATATAACAAACCCATTAAACCCAGAAGCTGAAACAACAGTAACAAGAGTAAACGACAGCATGGATCCAAACATGGCTTTATTAACTGCTGATGTGACCTCTGACGATGTGATACTTATCCAAGCACTTATCAGAATGTTGGTAAGACAAAGGCATGGACAAGCGACAGACGAAGAGGCTAGATTATTGTCCGATGCTAAACAAGCAATACTTCAAGGATATAGAGAGTATCACGACGAAATCGTTTCGATTGTTTATGGTGAGAACTACACACATCGAAATGGAGGTGCAGAATGAAAATGTCTGACCTACACATCGAACAAATGGAGAGGGACGAAAGTCCCTCTACCATTCGGATTGAAAAGAATGTTCCATATCCTACTAACGAAAGAGGAAGCACTAGAGTCATGACTCTTGAAGAAAAGAACATGATTCAGAGCATGGAAATAGGTGATTCTTTTATGGCACCGGAACACTTGGTTCAAAGACCTAAAGGTTTACCTAATGTTGTTCAGCTTAAACGAGCTGTTAGAGACGTCTTCAAAAAATCTGGACGCACATGCACGAGTAGACGAACTCAAGATAATCAACTCCGAGTTTGGCGTATACAATAGGTTGTCCAAGCCTTAGAGCCTTTGCCTAGCGTACATGGTAATCAAACCAACAACGAAGGACAAAGGCTCTTAAACTCACGCTAGTTTGTTCTCAGGGCGCCCCTGACAAGCAAGAAAATGGGGGGGATGAATCGAACGAAGTGAGATGACGCCGTAGGCCATCCCCCCCATTTTCTTGCTTGTCTATCTTTATCTTTAGAGAAGAAAACAGACAGGTACAGAATATTCAGAAAATTTGACATTTTGCGACCCCCCTTATATAACAAAAAGGGTTAGGAGTCCCTGGGCCACCGTCAAATTTTATATATGAAAAAAACTTGCATCACTTGTAATCGAACACTTCCACAATCGGAATACACCAAGAAACGTAATGTCTGTAAACGGTGCACCTCTTTTCAAAGAAACGTTGCAAGGAATCATACGCCAGAATCCTATCTCGCTGTGGTGTATCACAAATTAAAAACAGCAAGGACAGATATGGAGTGGGATATTGATATGGACCATATAAATAAACTGTGGCACAAACAAGAAGGACGCTGCGCGTTATCTGGAATATTTATGACGTGGCACGGAGGCGAAGGACGACAGGATCTTAATGCCAGTATTGATAGAAAAGATTCCAATAAAGGATATATAATAGGCAACGTGCAATTAGTGACACAAAGAGTCAACACCATGAAACACACTCTGGGAGAGGGAGAACTCTACTGGTGGTGCAAAAACATAGTACACAACAAAGAAAATGCCAATTAAATTTAAACCCTCAGAAAAAAACTACGATCGCAGAACTGGAAAGACTACGGTAGTGCACTATTGGATGAGAGGAACACCGACCAAGGACTTGTTAGAATCGCTTGAAAAAGAAAACACCAAGCCAAAAGTAAAACATAAAATAAGATTAGAATTGTTTCGCAGAAAGAAAAGTGGTTAACTATGGATATTGATTTGGAACGTTTGGCGGAGCAATACCCGGACGCAACGAAAGAACTCATTGAATTGACAGAGGCATTACGCACCAAACAACTCCAACGCAATGGCGCAGAAAGCTTTCTGACGTATGTCAAACACATGTGGCCCGATTTTATTGAAGGACGCCACCATCAGATTTTCGCTGAGAAACTTGAACAAGTTGCTCGTGGCGAACTAAAACGTTTGATTATTAACATGCCTCCTCGTCATACAAAGAGTGAGTTTGCATCCACATACTTTCCTTCATGGATTTTAGGTAGAAATCCAAAACTCAAAGTCATGCAAATCACACATACAGCAGAACTGGCTTTTCGTTTTGGTCGAAGAGTCAGAGACTTGATTGATTCTGAAGATTATCAAGCAGTTTTTCCAGGGGTGGCGCTTAAAGCAGACAGCAAATCGGCAGGACGTTGGGAAACCAGCGGTGGGGGCGAAGCGTTTTATTCAGGTATCGGCGGTGCCGTGACTGGACGGGGTGCGGATTTGCTGGTTCTCGATGACATTCACTCGGAACAAGACGCTTTAAGTCCAACGGCCTTGGACAACGCATGGGAATACTACAGTTCTGGACCGCGACAGCGTTTACAACCGGGTGGGGCTATCGTAATTGTGATGACAAGATGGTCGACCAAGGACTTAACAGGCAGATTATTGGCAAAACAGACACAAGATCACGCAGATCAGTGGGAAGTAGTCGAGTTTCCAGCCATTTTTCCAGAGTCAAACAAGCCTTTATGGCCCGGTTATTGGAAAATTGAAGAATTAGAGGGTGTAAAAGCGTCTATTCCTGTGTCAAAGTGGGAAGCACAGTGGATGCAGAACCCAACTTCGGAAGAAGGAGCGATACTAAAGCGTGAATGGTGGAATACTTGGAACAAAAAAGAAGTTCCGCAGATGCACTACGTCATTCAGAGCTACGACACGGCGTTTAGCAAGAAAGAAACCGCGGATTACTCTGCTATTACCACTTGGTGCGTGTTTCATCCCGAAGAAGGCTCACATCGACCCTGTTTGTTACTGTTAGACAGCAAAAAAGGGCGGTGGGACTTTCCAGAACTGAAAAGAATTGCATACGAGCAGTATAGTTACTGGGAACCAGACACAATTATCATCGAAGCAAAGGCATCCGGTATGCCACTCACCGATGAATTGCGTCAAGCGGGCATACCTGTTGTCAATTACTCACCTGGAAAGGGACAAGACAAGATTGCAAGAGTGAACTCGGTTGCACCCATACTAGAATCAGGCATGGTCTATGTGCCAGAGACGCGTTGGGCGGAAGAACTCGTCGAAGAATGTGCAGCATTTCCTTTCGGAGATCACGACGATTTGGTAGACTCAACAACTCAGGCTCTTCTTCGCTATCGACAAGGGGGATTTATTGGTTTAGAATCAGATTATGATATGCAGGACAACGAGCCTCGCAGAATCAGAGAATATTACTAGAGGAATTAAAATGGACAAAGGTGAAAAGATCAAGGACCAAGGAATGGTTCCTTACGCAAAACAAAAAACCATAGCAACCAGCAAAGGACCACAACCTGGCGCAGGCAAAGGTAAATCAAGAGGTCAAGGCGCAGCACTACGCGGCACTAAGTTTACAGGAGTCTACTAATGGCTATGGGAATACTTAAAGGTATTGGGACTCTGCTGAGAAGAAACAAAGGCAGAGGACCAAACAGAAGGCTGACTCCTGAAGAAATAGCGGAAAGGAAAGCATCGGAAGTTATGAGGAAGGCAGACACAGATTATGCAGACGTAATGAGGAAGGCAGACACAGATTATGCAGACTTAATGGAGGCGAAACAGGCGACTCAAGTAGCAAAAGGGCGTTATGAAAAAGCTAGCACCCAGCTAGATGAAATGCTCCAACCCTACAGGATGAAAGGAAGCACAGCCATGCGAGCCAAACAAGTTGGAGACGAAACCATGGAAATGATTAAAGATTCAGTTATGAAAATGGATCTTCCAGCGGCTAAAAAAGTAGAAGCGATTAAGTCAGCAGCAACAGCTGTTAGAAACGCAACACCAGCTCAACTCGCTAAAGCAGATCCAGCTCAACTTTCTATGGACATTATAAAAATGGTAGGAGCAGGAGGAGCAGGTTTTGTAGGAGGCGCAATGGTGGAAGGAATGGCCAGAGAAGGCAGACTTCCTGAAATGATACAAGATTCCTTTTTAGTCAGACCAGAGTTCAGAGGCATGAGAGAGCCAAGTCTAGCTGTCGATAAAATGATGGACGCAACTCAGACGAGTCCCGCAGACTACGAATACATCCCACCTTTCGAGCAAGCACTTGGAGAAGGAATGGTTTCTGATCTTTTCCTAGACCCAGTGATTGACAAATTGCTTGGAGACTAACTAATGTTTTTTATACCTAAAGCAGCAAAAGGTATTGCGTCTTTAGTTAGTAAAGGACCAAGATTGGGAATTTCTAGGCACGATGCACCAGAAGTTATAGAAGAAATAGAAAAAATAGCCAGAAGATCAGATCTGTCTCTTGAGCAAAAAGAAAAATTGGCGCAACAAATAAGAGCGCTTTATCGTAAAACCATTGAGCCTAGTCCCGCTACAAAAGAACTAACGCAAAGAAAAATGCTTGAAGGAAGAACTGGGGACATCATGGGTGAAAAGGTAACAGGTAGAATATATGGTGATCCTTATTCAACTTTTTATAAAAGAACAGAGTCACAAAGAGCGGCGGACGAACTTCTTACAGAAGCGTACAGAAGAGCTAGACCAGACCTTAAAAACCCAAAGATGAAAGCAGCAGCCATGCTTAAAAAGCTTAGAGAAGAGTTAAAATGGGCAAAAAATGATGCCAACAGCCCTTATTACAAACCCGAAGATGCAAAGTATTGGCAAGCTAAAATTAAAAAAATAGAAGACGAAATACAATCAGTAATGCAAGAAGTGGCAGACAACGAACAACTCAAGTTGTTGGGCACAACCGCAGCGTTGGGTAAAATGGCAGAAGCAACAATGATTCCAGAAGAACCTAGTTTTGGAGAGCAAACAGCCGAGTTTCTAATGGATTATTTACAGCCTTTGCCCAGAGAATTTGGAAGGACTAACTAATGGCAATAGGCGACAACAAGCCGACCAATATAGATCGGATCTCTGATCTTATCGATTTAGACGTCGAAGCAGGCGAAACAGTAGAGATCGAAGAACCAATGTCCATGGACCAAGGTGCTTCGGTCATGTTTGCAGAAGACGGAACAGCGGAAATAGATTTTAGTCCAGAAGAAATGGAAATGGACTTCATGGATCAGATTCCTTTCGACGCAAACCTAGCAGATTATTTAGAAGAAGGCGAACTAGGACTGATTGCCAATGATCTAGTCGGCGACTTTGACGAAGATCATGCAAGTCGTGGTGAATGGGAACAGACTTATGTCGAAGGACTAGACCTACTCGGTTTCAAATACGAAGATCGCGACCGTCCGTTTCCTGGCGCAAGCGGTGTCACCCACCCCCTCCTAGCAGAATCGGTTACTCAATTCCAAGCTCAAGCCTTTAAAGAGCTTTTACCATCAAAAGGACCTGTAAAAACACAGGTAATGGGCATGGAAACACCTGAAATTGAGGCGCAAGCGGAGCGTGTTCAGGAATACATGAATTACCAAATAACCACCGAAATGCAGGAATATACCCCTGAAATGGACCAATTATTGTTCTATTTACCCCTTGCAGGCTCTGCATTTAAGAAAGTTTATTTTGATCCAAGCAAACAAAGAGCGGTCAGCACCTTTGTACCAACAGAAGATTTAGTTGTTCCGTACACAGCAAGCGACATTGAGACTTGCGAACGCGTAACACACATTGTCAAAATGACATACAACGAAATCCGTGCGCAACAACTCGCAGGATTTTACAGAGACATACCAATTGAACCGTCCGAGACAAATGTAGAAAGCAAGCCACAAGACAAAGTGGATGATCTCGAAGGTGTGTCCGCTAGCGGTGCAACAGAAATGATGTATGAACTCTTGGAGTTTCATGTGTCCATGGACATACCAGGATTTGAAGATCCCGACGGTATGCACATTCCTTATATAATTACTGTTGATAGAACATCAAACAAAGTTTTGTCCATCCGTAGAAACTACGATCCAAACGACCCTCTAAAAAGAAAAACTCAGTATTTTGTTCACTACAAGTTCCTTCCAGGATTGGGTTTCTACGGATTCGGACTCATTCACATGATCGGCGGTTTGTCTAAAACTGCAACCGCAGCGCTTAGACAATTAATAGATGCAGGAACCCTCGCGAACCTTCCTGCTGGGTTTAAAGCAAGAGGTCTTAGAATCAGAGATGATGAGACTCCACTAGAGCCCGGAGAGTTTCGCGATGTCGATGCACCAGGAGGCGCGCTTCGAGATTCCTTAGTACCACTACCATATAAAGAACCATCGCAAACACTACTTGCCTTGATGGGAACTTGTGTTGAAGCGGGACAACGTTTTGCTTCTTTAGCAAACCTGCAAATCGGCGAAGGCAATCAAGAACTACCAGTCGGCACAACCATGGCTCTATTAGAGCAAGGCACTCGTGTCATGTCGGCAGTACACA